GGTAGACCCGGCCGCTGACGCCTGTCGTCGTCGCCAGGGCTGAGGCCACCGCCGCCAGGATGCGCTCGCGTTTGATCGCGGTCATGGGCGCGGAAATCCGTCTGCGCAGGCTGATGGCAGTCTATCGGCGCCAGCCAGCGGGGCCTGCGTCACCCGAACACCAGCGCCACCCGCCGGCGCCTGACGTCCCCTGCCGCCGTCCCGCTGATCGAGAACGTGCTGATCGAGTTGCCGGCGATGCCGACCACGCCAGCGGCCGAACCCAGCAGCTGCAGCGTGCCCTCGCTTTCGCCGGTGGTGGTGCCGCCGACTGTGCCCTCGGCCGAACCATCGAGGGCCAGGGCCTGGCTGCTGGCGCCGGTGACGCTGACACCACCGGCGGCGGACCCGGCCAGGGCGAGGCTGGCCGCGCTGGCGCCCGTGATGCTGACGCCACCGGCTGCGCTGCCGCCCAGGGCCAGGGCCTGGCTGCTTGCCCCTGCGACGGCGACGCCACCCGCGGCGGATCCCGTCAGGCTCAGGGTCTGGCTGCTGGAGCCTGTGATCCACACCGCGCCGGCTGCCGCCCCGCTGATCGCCAGGGTCTGGCTGCTGGCCCCTGTGACGGCGACGCCACCCGCTGCAGATCCGCCCAGGCTCAGCCCCTGGCTGCTGGCGCCCGTGATGCTGACGCTGCCGGCTGCGGATCCGGTCAGGCTCAGGGACTGGCTGCTCGCACCTGTGACCCGCACCGTGCCGGCCGCCGATCCGCTCAGCGCCAGGGTCTGGATGCTGGCGCCTCCGACCCGCACTGTGCCGGCTGCTGATCCGCTCAGTGCCAGGGCCTGACTGCTGGCCCCGGCGACGGCGACGCCACCGGCGGCGGATCCGGCGAGAGAGAACGTCGCGGAGCTGTCGCCGGTGATTGATCCGCCGCCGCCACCTGTGACGGTGCCCGCTGCGCTGCCGGTGATCCCGAACGTGGCAGAGCTGGCGCCCAGCCCGGTGGGATAGCCGATCAGCCCGGCGACGACGATCTGCCGCCAGGCCCCAGACTTGCTGCAGACAGCTGCGTAGGAGTTCCAGGCCCTCGGTCGCCCTGTTCGGAATACCCGGCGGGCCACGCTCCTAGCCCTCTGCGATCTCGATCAGCACGTTCGGCGTGCTGGTGCTGGTGGACTCAGGGAGTGCCATGAGCATGAGGGCCGATGTATCGAACACCCGGGGCATCCCGGTGAGGTCGGGGCCAAACACCTTGAGGGTGTTGGCCTCAACGCGGCCCGTCCACAGGCGCCGCAAGAACATGGCCGTCACCGCACCCGTGGAGCTGGTGGCGCCGTTGACCAGATAGCCGTTCATCAGCTGGGCGCCATAGTCGCCAGAGTTCCAGGGCACCCGCAAAACGCGGTTCACCGCCACGTTCTGGGTGCTCACCGTGGCGCTGCTCTCGGCGGTGTTGTTGCCCTGGTCCCGGTAGGACATCTGGAACGTGTGGGCGTGGTTGCTGCCAGCCGTGCTCAGCCACACCCACATCTCGACTTCCTCCCATGCCGGCGTGCTGCCGTCGCTTCTGAACGGCAGCCGGCCGCTGTAGCTGGGCTGGGTGCCCAGCGTGACGGTGGTGGTGCCGCTGGTGGGGATCGTGGTGGGGCCGGCCCAGAACAGCACATCGAACAGCGCCAGCGTCTGGTTCACAGGAGAGAACGCCTCCACCCGGCTGAGATAGCCGATGTTCGACCCGTTGAACGCCTGGATCACGGGGAAGCCTGTGGTCGCGTCCGTGGGGACCACGCCCGTGGTCGTGTTGGATGGGGACGCGCCAGCGCCGGGGAACCCTGCAGCTGCGATCGTTGTCGCCCAGTTGCCCGCCGTGGTGGTGACAGCGCCGGACTTGCTGATCTGGATGTGTTGCTTGACTGCGCCGATGTACTGGTCGAAGTCGGTGATCGCCATGGATCAGGCCGCCGGCATGGTGCGGGTCCAGCTGGTCACGGTCACGGTCTGACCCGACGCGATGCTGGTGTTGTCGAGGGTCAAGTCGCCGCCGCCGCCGGTGGCCGTCACGGTGCCCTCTTCGATGTCGCTCCCATTCGTCAGCCGGTAGTGGCCGGCCGTGCCGGTGCCCGATGCCGTGGCCGTCCAGCTGCCGCTCAGCGTCACCGCCCCGGTGCCACTGGTGAGGGGTGTGGCAGGCAACGTGATCGTGGCCAGGGCACTGCCGCCCGCGGCGCCACCCACACCAGCCGGGGTGCTTGTGCGAATCACCAGCGATGAGCCTGACGGGAACGCTGCCACGTAGCCATCGCGCAGACGGTTGCGCGTGGTTGTCGAATGTTGGATCGCCACCGGGCTGCCTGTGCTACTGCGTAGACCCAGACTAGCGAGGGCCCGCTGCAGGCTCCAGCCGCTGCCGTCAGGCTGAGAAGCTCAGCCCCAGCTCTGCCACCTCGCCGGTGACGGTACCCAGCACCATCCACACGTAGGCCCCGGCGGGGATCGGCTGGTTCTGGGGCGTCAGCTCCTGCCCCGTCGAGGCGTTCGCCACGGTTGCAGAAGCCGCCAGGGTGCCAGCCCCGCTGCGGTCCGCCCCATAGCGCAGCTCCAGCACCACCGATCCAGTGCCGCGGATCACCGCCCGCACCCCGCCCAGCGTGGCATCGTGCTCAGCGCGGAATAGGGTCAGCTGATCGCCGGCCTGGGGATAGAGCACCGTGGCCCCCTTCGGCTGGGCCAGGTAGGGAAGATCCTCCCAGGCGGTGGCGCCGTCGCCGATCTTCTGCCGGTAGGTGTCGCTTTCGGTTCCCAGCTCGCCCGTCTTGAGGATGGGGTTTTCGCTGGCCAGCAGCGCAGCAGACGCGTAGAGGGTCTGGATCCTGGCCGGCACCACAACGTCGGTCATGCCAGGAAGTCTCCGTCCATCACGTAGACCACATCGGAGGCAGCCGGCTGGATCACTTCCTCTGCGGTGATCCGCTGCAGGCTCAGCGCAGCGAACACTCCATCATCAAGTAGCCGGCTTTCCCTCACGGTGTAGGCCACACCGCCCACGGTGATGCTGGCCCCGTAGCCCAGGCTGCCGAACTCGGAAGCCAGCACCCGCAGGGTGTAGTCGGTCGAAATCACCATGTTGTCCATGATCACTTCGCCCGGCATGTCGAGGATCCCCACGCCAGAAACGGCGCCAGCTGTGACGCTGACGCCGAAATCGGCGAGGAAGAAGGCGGGATCCTCGGTGAACATCAGCCGTATTTCTTCAGGCCGATGCCGTTGACGATGAACAGGCTCGATCCGGTGCCTGCGTCGCTGGTGACGCTGAACCGCACGAACGCCTTCAGCGCGTCAGCGTTGAGGGTGATCACCTCCTTCGTGGCAGTGTTGCCAATCTGGGTGAATCCGCCGCCGGTCACGGCGGTGTAGCTGCCGCCCAGGGTGTCGCTGTGCTCGATCCGGCAGTCGAACGTCGCGCCGCTGCCGGCGGCCGTCGCGTTCAGGATCAGCTGAATGTCGCCCTCGTAGTCCGAGATGTCGACGCCGGTCTGATCGCCGATTGCCGTGATGGTGGCGGCGCAGAGGGCGAAGTGCTGGAGCTTCTCCAGCGTGCTGGACAGGATGGCCATGGCCTCAGGGGGTGCGGGGTTTGCGGGTGCGGGCCGCCTTCGGCCCAGGGCTTACCGGCTGCTCGAGGATCTCCACGGCCATGGGCGGCTCTTGGGCCGGCCGCGCCTTCCTGATGGCGATCAGGAATCGCGCGTCTCGCTCGGCCACCTCCAGCACCGCCCCAGCTTTCGCGGGGCGGCCTTGGATGGACGTGTCGCGGAGGATCTCAAGCAGCATCAGATCAGCTCACATCACAGGGTGTTGTTGCCGCGGCAGAACGCCTCGGGGTGACGCACGGCGTAGTCCACGTCTTGCAGAGCAATGACGCGCACGCCTCCCTGGGTGCTGTTGACGAACGGATCAACGGTGAGATCCAGCCCAGACCAGAGGCCCAGGATCAGCTGATTCCACACACCCAGCCAAACGTCGCCGCTGGCCACTTGGTTGGAACGAATCACGGGGTAGCCGTTGACGGTGCCGCCGGGCTCCAGCAGAAACTGGGCCGTGCCGCTCGCCTTCTCGGTGGTCTTGAAGCCGCCGAAGGTGGTCGAGTTGGTGAGGTAGGCGATGCTGCCGATGTCGGCGTTGTCCGCGTTGATCTTCGTCTCCATCGACACCACCTCGGCGTAGGTGGGAGCCGCGGCGCCGAAGTCCTCTGTATTGATCCCGGTGACGTTCTTCAGGCCCTGGGGCTGATTGGTGGTGCCCAGGCCGTAGAGGCCCACGCGATCAATCTCCAGCGCCAGCACGGTGGCCAGCTCAGAGCGGACCATCGTCTCGACGTCGAGGGATGACTGCAGCATCAGGCGGCGGGAGAAGTCGGTGTATGCGCCCACCGTCTTGGGCGTCATGTTCACCTGATCGACCGTCGGGTTGCTCTCGGTGGGGCTGCCCTTTTCCGCCAGCCAGTAAGCGGTCGGTCCGCCGGTCTGGCGAGGAATCGCCACGTTGCCGGACAGGCCCGACAGGGTGGTGATGCCCAGCGAGTTGAGCGCCATCCGATTGCGCAGCAGCTCAATGAAGCTGCCGGGGCGGAAGTCGGTGCCCACCAGGTCGCCAGCCGCCGAGGCAGTGCCCACGGTCAGATCACGACGAAGCACGTCGTTGGGGACCAGCAGGCCCTGGGCCTGGCGGCCGGTGCGCTGCTCCACTGCCCGGCTCACCTCCAGCTCGAACGCGGCAGCCTCACGGGCCCGCGCATCGCCGGGATTTGCCAGGGCGTTGATCGCCCGCACAAAGCTGAACTCCTGCACCTCACGGGCCGACAGTCCGACGTCGGCTGCGCCAGCGATGGCCTGAGTCTGCGCAGGAACAGATGCCCGGGGCGCAGCAGGCTGGGCGGGTTGCTTGGCGCGCTTCGCCAGCTCGGCCAGGATCTGAGCCTGGGCATCGGCCACGGCGCTGCCACTCCGAATCAGCTCAGGTGCCAGATGCTCGACGCCATGCTCACGGGTCAGATCGTGAATAGTCGCCACGCGGGTGCGCTCTTCGGCCGCAGCCTCAGCCCGCACCGCCACGAGGTCGGGGGTGATGTTCTCGTCCATTGCCTTGGGGGGTTGGGTTGGTGCGGCGGGCGCCGCGGTGGTGGGGCTGAGGGCTCGGCCGATTCCGACTGTGGGATCAGCCGGCACGGTCACGACAGAGACCTCGAAGGGAACCCACGAGGTCGCCACGACCTGTTCGCCGCGCTGTTCGGCTGCCGTGATCGAGTAGCCGACACTGATGTTCCGCAGGATGCGGTCCTCAATGTCGGACACGATCTGCTGCGCCTGATCCGACTTGGAGAACCTGACGCGAGCCATGCCGCGCCGCTTCTCACCGTCGATCCAGGCCCGTTCCACAACCCCGATCGGGCGATCGGGATCATGGTTGAACAAGACGGGCGCCCCGTCATTCATGCGTTCAAGGTCCACGGACCTGGGATCGTGTTCAAGCACCTCGTCTCCAAACCACCTGGCGACAGGCAGCTCAGAGGAAAAAGGAAACTCGATCGTGCGATCCTCGCCAAGCTGGCGGAAATCCACCGCCTCGAAGCGGCGTAGCTCCGTCTGTTGCAGGTCGCGCAGGTCCACGGGCGCCATGTGTTCTGCGCCCATGCTACCGGCTCTGTCAGCCTACGCAGCCTCAGACAAGGCCAGCGGCAGCTGGCCCGTCGCCCCAGGGCAGTGCCGCTGGATCTTCCGCCAGCGGGGTTCGGTGAAGAACGGCTGCCGGCGGTACCACTGCTCGACGTGTGAGTCATTCTTGCTTTTGTTGCAGCGCAAGCACGCGGGCGCGATGTTTGCCTCTTCATCTAAACCGCCAGCACTCAGCGGCAGCACGTGGTCAACCGAAAGCCCTTCAGACGCAGAGCAGTAGGCGCAAAAATCGCCGAAGAGGGCGAACCGACCCTGCACTTGCTGGAGGCGCAGCGGAACCAGTGCGCGACGGCGAGACGATCGGAGTATTGATTTGCGGCGGCGGTTGTGCTCGCGCCATTTGTCTGGATTCTCCTGATGCCAGCGGCGTGCGTTCTCCCTGGCCCTGTCCGGGTTCTGATGATGCCAGCGGCGGGCGTTCTCTCTGTGCTTGTCCAGATTTGATTCTCTCCAGCGGCGGTTAGCTTCGCGCCCTTTCTCTGGATTAAGAGATCGGCTAAGCCTCAACGCCGCCAAGATGCGCTCACGATTGCGCCAATACGATTGGCGGCTGGCCTCGCGCGACTTTTCCGGGTTCGCCGCTCTGCGGGTTCGGTCAAGGCCTCGGTTCCGCTCTGCGACGGCGGCGTCAAGATGATGCCGCACAACCCTGTGAGTTCGCCCCATCGCTCTCCCGATGGCGCGATAGCTCAGCCCATCCGCCCGCAGCGCTTCCGCCCGGCGCTGCTCCCCTTGTGTCCACCGCCGTGGCCCACTGCCAGGCCTGGCCTGCGATACTTGCTCCATCGGTCTGCGTCATCAGATCGGTCACGGGTCTGGCGTCTCACCGCGCAGGCCCGCCCCATTCTACGCAGGCGCAGAGGGATCAGATGCAGGCTCGGCCGGCGAGTCGCTGCTGGCATCTGAGGCGTCAGCCGGCACCACCGATCCAGCCGGGCGGGCCTGGGTGATCCCCGCGCCGCTCACCTGCGACGGGTCAGTGTCGAGCACCAGGCCCAGTTCATCCAGCTCGGCCTTCTCATTGGCCAGCGCCTGGATCGTGTCCTGCCAATCCCCGCCGCGCGACATGACCACCTCGGCCCGGGTCATGAATCCGTTCCGCACGGCGTCGGCATAGGCCGTCACCTCCTTCTGAGGATCAACAAATTCCCACCCACGGGGGCACCAGTTCATTGCATCCTCGAACCGCTGCGGCGCCACGTCGTAGCCCGGCAGGCTGAGCTCGCCGGCCTGCACCGCGGCCCGCAGCCAGGCGGCGAACACCGGCCGGTGGAGGTCCCTGATCAGCTGCTGCTGCAGCGCGCGCCACTGTTCACGCTCAGCCAGCAGGCTCAGCCGGCTGCTGCTGTAGTTGGTCTGACTGAAGTCGGAGCTGATCGCCTCGTAGCTCACGCCCAGGCCGGCGGCCATGGCGCGCAGCATCGCCCGCACGAACGGCTCGAACTGCCCATCGGGCGCATCCAGGCTAGGGACCGTCACGTTCTGTCCGGGGAACAGCGTCTTGAACACCCCCGGCTCGAACTGGGTCACGTAGTCGCCGTCCGGCTGTTCTTCGCCCAGGGCCTCGCCCGCCGCGTCCCCGTCGGTGGTGATGAAGCCCATCAGGCTGGAGCTCGCACGGGCTCGCACCACCTCTGCCTCGGCGTAGCCCGCCAGCATGTGGAGCTGCCGGATCGCTGATGCGAACCACGACACGCCCCGGGTCTGCCCGGGCCTGTCGGTCAGCTTGATGTGGAGCACCTGCTCGGCCGGCACCAGTACGCGCCGCGCGGCGACCGATCGCCCCCGCCCGTCGCCGGGGTGGCTGGTGAGGAAGGCATACTCAACCGGGCGGCCCCAGTCGTTGACGTGGACGCCCAGCCGCCACTCGCCCCCGGCCAGCTGGCCAGGAACTCCCGCCCCGCTGCCGTCGACCTTTTCATCGAGCAGGTCGGCCTCGATGATCTCCAAGCCCAGGGCCGTCTGCCCACCGCCGAACGCCTGGGGCACCAGCCGCACGAACACCTCGCCGGCTTCGGCTGTGGATCGCATCACCAGCCGCTCCACGTCTTGCCAGGCCAGCTGCCCGGCCACGTGGCATGTGGTCGCCCGGCCCCAGCGGGCCCAGGCCGCTTCGATGCGGTCGTTCGTCGCCTGATCCAGCCGGCCCTTC